CTACCAGTTAACCTAGGTACTTCTTCTGGAACAGCTGATCAAGAAATTCAACTGAGTGATACAGGAATTGTGGACTCTTCAATTGTTGTATACGTAGGTCAAGGAGAGGCGTTTGCTCCGTGGGAATTTGCGGAAACATTGTCAGAATACGGACCTACTGCATTAGTGTTTACAACTAGTATTGACAAAGATGGGGTTACCTCTATTATTTTTGGAGACGGAGTTAATGGGTCTATCCCACCTTCAGGGCAAGTAATTAGCGCTTTGTATAAAACTAGCGCTGGAGCCTCAGGAAACCTATCTGCAAATACTATAGAAGAAGTCACTTTTATTCCAGGAAACAACGTTCCAGAAGCAGTTAGTTATTTGTCTGTTACTAACCCGGCAGCTAGCTACGGAGGAGCTGATGGAGATGACAGTACTCAAATTAGAACAAAAGTAAAGAACGCTATTTCTACACAAAGACGAGCAACAACTCTTGCAGATTACGAAGCTTTAGCTAGTTTAGTACCTCAAGTTGGAAAAGTAAAAGCTACCTCTTCTTTGTACACCCTAGTAAATCTTTATTTACAAACTCAAAATGATGGGTCGACTACCCCAGGAATTGTTTCAGGATCTCCAACCGCTACTTGGACAGCACTTGCCGCTGAAATTCAAACCTATATGGCTTCAAAAATTCCAGCAGGAACTACGCTTAACATAGTAGCCCCTACCTATACAGATTTTTATGTGACTCTTGCAGTTACGGCAAAACCTTCTTATAGAAACTCAGAAATATCTAGAAATATACGATCAGCTTTTATAAACCCCGGTGGTCTATTTGCGTATGAGTCGGTATCTTTTGGACAATCAGTTGCTTTATCTGCGGTTATTGCAAAAGCTCAATCCGTAGATGGGGTTATCTCAGTAACAGTATCTAAATTTAATACTGACAACGGCGGGTCAGTACAAACTCCCGCAGTTGCTTTATCTGCTGGATACTTGCCCGTCTTACTAACAGCAAACTTATTGATTACCGTAACTGGCGGTTTGTCATGACATTCTTACTAACATGCTAGAAAATAGCCTAAACCCAACAGATAGGTAAAAAAATGCCAGCACAGTACCCCACGTCGGTTAGAACGTTTACTAACAAAGTAGACTTAGTAGACACTATCTTTGCTGACCACGTTAACATTTTACAAGACGAAGTACGAGCTATTGAGTTAACTGTTGGTAACACTGCGCTTACTTCTGCATATACGGGTACGTTTGTTCAAACAACAACTTGGACTTCGGTAGGAGCTCGTTTAGCTAATATTGAAACTGGGCTAGTAAACGGAGTTGTTGGATCTCCATACTTTAATAAAGCTGGCGACGTTATTTCTCCTGCAGAAGGAGTCGTGGCCATATCTGCTAAAACAGCAGCTGGAACAGCTAACTTAATTGAAACTAGAAATATTGCTAACGTCTTACAGTTCAACATTAACTTTGCGGGGTTACCAAAAGTAGGTAATGCTAACGTTTTGTATGTAGGAAGTTCTGACTACAATACTCTAAATACAACCGCAAATACAGCAAATACGACCGCTCAAGGAAACCCATTCAACCCATTCTTACTTGCAGGAATGTAACCAACTACAGGGGCAATACTCATGGCAAAATATAGTTTTGGTACGTATGGCATACCAAAGTACGGAGAAGTAGACGGCAACCGCCTGTACTACTCCTCTGGCATTTTTGGGTGGTCTTACGACTATCAAACTGTGTCTTTGACCTGGAAATCTATTCTTAGCGACCCAATTGACATTCCGTATGTACCAATAGCTTGGAGACTAGTAAGAAGTTATGTTGGAGTTCCAGATAGTCCCTATGTAGGTGACGTATTGGATTACGGAGATCTGCCTTCTGGATTTAGACTTACTTATGTTGACGACGACTCAAATCTTTTAGAAAATCATGAAGTAACTTATACTATCTGGGTATTTACCGCATCTATCGATGGCTCTGGGGTTATTAACGGATACACAAACAGTAAGTGGATAAACTGTGGAAGCACAACTGTAAACACTATTGCGCAAACCTCAACCGCAGATTCTTTTAAACGATGGTTGCCAGCAGCGTGGCTAAATGAAATGTCTGGAATTGGAGATGCTGTAGGAGAAGCCGAAGATACCGAATTAAGTAGGATTATTGATGCGTACAGTTTTGAATATGACAAAATTAATGTGCAAGCTTCGCTTCTTCAAGACTACGCTGACGCTAAAAACATACCTTCAAGCCTATTAAAAAATAAAATAACAGACCTAGGATTTTTATACGAACCCTCTTTAGGAGATACGTATCATCGCTCTATATATAAAACTGGTAACTTTATTAACTCTGTAAAAGGTACTAGCGCAGCTATTTCAGTATACGCTACCGCCCTTACTCACTGGGGCGCTCCAATAACTATTGGTAAAAATTTAATGCTTGACTATAATGATTCTTCATTTGAAGAGTCTACGGGACGTTGGACAAACGTAATTGCGCCTTTTGCTGGAAGTTACACCTCAGGCACTGCCCATACAGGATGGACCTTAACCCAACAAAAATATTCTACTTCTTTAGCTGATTTAGGAGTAACTATCTCTCCACCTTCACCCGGAATTTATAGCCCAACTGCAATACCTAAATTTTCTGGATTCTTAAAGCTAACAAGAGGATCCACAGGAACTAACAATGCGCAAACTATAGCGTTGTGTGGCTGGAATACGGCGCTTGATTCAAAGTTATTCGGAATTCCTATTAAACCAACAAAACAATATGTTTTTAGCGGCTCAGTAAGATCAAAAGACGCAAGAACAGCAGTAACAGCTACATACCCAAATTTAACGGGATATATCGTATTCTTTGATAAAACAGGAACTAGAATCAGTGTAACGAGTGCAACAACCCTAGTTACTGAAATTACTAATGTTTGGGCTCCTTTTTCTTTTACCGCTACCTCAGTCCCAGCAACAGCTACGTACGCAGGAATAGAGATGTTGCTACAAGGAGTACCAGCTAGTACAGATCTTCTTTTTGATATGTTTCAATTTTCTGAAATAACTAACGACTATGTTTATGAAGATGCACGACTTATTAAGGTAAACCTTGAAACAGAGGTAAAAAATCTTACTCTTAATCCAAGTTTTAGTTCTGGCACTAGTTGGTGGCAGGGGTACAACGCAGAAGTTGTTCAAGACTTTAATGCCCCATCTACCGCACAAGTATTTGGAACCACAGTTGCTAAAGTAACAGCACTAACTACAAACAATTGCGCCTTACTTTCTGACTGGCAAATTGTTGAGCCGGGTACTCCGCACACGGTTGGGTTTTATGTAAGTGGGCCTGTTGGAAGAACAGCAAAGGTCCGCATGGAATACTCTTCTCCACAATCATACGAAGATCAAATTAAAATACTTTCAGATGTAGATGGAAAATACTACTCTCCAACCCCCTACTATGTAGATAGCACTTCCCTTGTTCTTTCAGCAACTGCGCAAAGGAAAACCGCTTATGCGGTTTCTCCAGTACTTGGCGAAGATTACAGCAAACCTCTCGTAAAAACTTCTGTTTATTTTCCAGATGCTGTTGCAGGAGATGTTTTCTATGTAAGTTCTGTGATGCTAGTTGCTTCCCCTACAATTGCAGATTATTTTCAAGGAGACGGCGGAGTAATACCTGCCAACCCAAATACAGGTACTTTTTATACTTTAACTGACTGCACTTGGGATACTAGAAGCCAACTTAATATGGTTACTAACTCTGCGTTTGCTGATACCAGCAAATGGACCGCAGCTGCCGGGACTACCTTTACAGTAAGCACTTCTAGTCCTTTATTTGGAACTAAACGAGGAAACGTATCTGCTACCGGCGGTGGAGAGATCTCTACCGTTGTTTACTACCCAACTGGGGCTTGCGTAGGTGGCGAAGACGTTGTTATTTCTGCATACATTAAGAATGTTGCGGGAACGTACTCAATAAGTACTAATGGACAAGCAATAGGTGCGTTTAAAGTTTCTTCTGCTAACGCTTCTTCTTGGACAAGAATTCACGTTAATCGTATTGCAGAAGTAGGGGAAACTAACTTTACAATCACAATTTCATTAACTGATGCAGGATCTGGAACCAAGGTGTTCCATATTGACGGGGTACAAGCTGAATTTGGAAGAGTTGCAACTCCATTTGTAGACCCAGCAAACGGGTTAACTACAACCTCAGCAAACTTAGCACAATCAGGAGAAACAATTTCATACCGCTACTCTTCTATGGTTAACGCAGGGTATAGTTTTTACGGCACTAGATACGCAGAGAAGTATCAAAGATTAGAGTCTTCTTTAAGTTTAGTTACTCCTTTAGGGTCAAGCTATGCGCTGCAAACAAAACCATCTGATGTAGGTTTAGAAGAAATTTTAGACACCCTAGTTACATCGCCTTCTTTTGAAAATAATCTAAAGGGGTGGAATGGCGTATCTGCAACCATAAAGCGAACCCTGTCAAGAGGAACCCTATTTGATGAGTTTCTTACTCAAGGGGCTGCTTTTTGTAAAGTAGCGTCCACAGCTGCAACTAGTTTTGGAATTATTACTGATTTAATAGACATTGAGCCAATAACCGGATACTACGCGTCGATAGCTGTAAAACCAGAAAACGAAGACGCGTATGGAACTTACACGTTAAAAATAAAGTGGTATGCAGAAGGCGGCGGATTCTTAAGAGAAAAAACTTCTTCTATGGTCATAAATAGACATGATCGTTGGGCATACCTAGATATCGTAGCTCCAGGAAGCAAAACAGTGGGTATTTCAAAAGTAGCCATAGCTAGCAGCGTAGTAACTGTAACTACTAGGTCGACCCATAAATTCTCTGTTGGGGAAGAAGTAACAATCAGCATTAACGAGTTCCCTAACCTTGCTGGAAATGCAACTATTAGCGCAGTAACCGATAACACGTTTTCTTATACATTCTCAGCGTCTAACGTTTCAACAACAGACGTTGTGGGATCTGCAAGGTTTAATAACGTAGGCGTATCGTTTGCAAAGCTAGAAGTTGTTTGTACCCCGACTTCTCTAGGCATTGGGCGCACCTTCCACCTTGACAAGGCAATTTTTAGAGAGTAGGTTTCTGCCTATGACTGACCTACTGGTAGCAGCTTGGGCAGTAGCCTGTGTGTTAACAGCTATAGAGGAACTATTAATATCCTTAGGAAAATGGAGAGGCCTACTCGCCCTCTCTATGAGCACAGTAGCCTGTCTAGTCCTTAGACCTTTAGGTTGGGATCAAATCTTTTATGTACTCTCTGCGTCGTTCATTGGACTTATATCCTCAGTGGTTGTAGAAAACCTTATAACCGGAACACCAGAACGCGTTGCTCGCGGGTTGCCAAAGAAGGTACCTCCGCTATAGAGTGTGTCCTCCAAGAAGGAGGAGATTATGAAGTCACCATATTCAGACCCAAACCTGTCACTTCGTGCTAGGGGTCTATATGCATATTATGTTGAAGTAGGGCGTGTTCTATCGTCTGAAGAAATGTCAGCATCGGTACCTGAGGGTAGAGATGCCATTAGAAATGCTATGAACGAACTTAAGTTCTATAAGTATATAAAAGCCGTAAGGTATCAAGATAACTCTGGACAATGGCGGACACTGCTTAAATTTACCGACGACGTAATTTCAGGCATTCTATACATTGACAGTGGTACAGTTACTAATACTAATACTAATGATATATCTACTAGTACAAATATAGATACAGTTACTAACGTAACTGTATCTATAGGGGCTGCGCCCCAAAAAGAAAAAGGAGGATTGATGATGGCATGGCCTGAATTAGGAGATAGCCCAACCCCCGATAAACCAAAGCGCAAGTTTGTGTTGGACACCGAAGACGACTCTGGAGCTATTGGGAAAGTTAGTTCTTTAAAGGTTGGCGGTGCTCGTAAAAAGAAAACCACTGTGGAGCGGGAATCTAGAAACAGAATTAACATCCCCGAAGAAGAGTGGATTGCTAGGGATCTCTGTGCAGAGTTCTACGACTTGCTGTCTACTCTAAACACCAGCGCTCCAAATCAAATGAGTGCCAAGCACCTTGCTACCTGGATTAACAAGAGAATCGGGGAAGGCGTACCGGCTGTTGCTATTCTTAAGGGCATGCGTATGTTTTTTGCAGACCCTAGAATGTTTCATGATATTGGTGTAGGTTTGCCTATCTACCAACGTTTTATGAAGTACTACGGAACTATCCACGGAATTGTGAACCGAGTTGCGGAATCATCAGCTTTAGATGAAGATACTCTCGCTCATCAAGAAAAGTTACTTAAGCTATTGGAGGGTTGATGTATAACGTTTCAGAGTTGTCGGGAACTGTGCGGGCACAGATTAATGCGGCAAGCCTCCCAATGAAAACCATTGGGTGGGAGTTTTCAGATATAGAGCCATCAGATTCTCTGGATAAAGTCCAGCTTTGGGTCGAAATGGTCAAATCTGGAAAAGTTATCCAATCGGCTGGAAACGCCAATTGCGGACGCGGATTGCTATTGGTAGGTGAACCAGGTCACGGAAAGACTACTCTCGCCTCTACGGCCCTACAGGAGCTCATTAGGGGTATGTCTAGAGAGTCCTGGGGCACTCCAGATTTGAACCCAAAACGACCCGCCATGTTCATGGACTATCCCAAGCTTCTTAGGGTCCAGAAGACCCAGTGGTCTGATTTTGACGACAGCGTTGAAATTATGATTAACGGCATTTACGGAGAAGGCGCTAAAGAATACGCAGTTCGAACTTTTGTTCTTGACGATTTAGGCAAGGAGTATCGAACATCTTCCAATTGGGCTGAAAACACATTTGATGCTTTACTACGTTCTAGGTTTAACGCTGGGTTCCCCACTATCGTTACAACTAACGTTCCTTTAAAAAGTTGGGGAACGGTATATGGTGAAGCTATGGGTAGTTTTGCCTATGAAGCTTTCATTCCAATTGACATAATAGCCAAAGGAGACCGACGCAAATGAGGACAGCAATGAGTTACTGGAAAGCAATGCAACTATTTCTTTCAGACACCGGAGTACACGAAGTAGAGATTAACTCGCCTTCGTTAAAGTTGCGTTGTAACTGCGAAGGTTTTAATCTACGTAAAGCTTGTAAACACGTGCGATTTGTTAAAACTAAAATGGATGACAATGACGGTGTGTACCCAACAGAAATTTCTAGAAAAGCATCTAAGTTAGATGCCGCTGTAGCCAGTAACGATCCAGAAGCATTTAGAAGGCTCTTAATTAATTATGGCAAAATTGAAGTGCTGTAATTATGCAAAGGGGCGACATATCCAATGAAGTTCCTTTAAGGGTTGTAGTTACTTTAGATTGCATCCTGTCTAAGAAACCTACTGTAAAAAAAGTATTGGGGATCCCAGTATTTGGAGAAGAAAGTCAGTACAACCGCCAGTCTCTTTCCCTGTTCTGGCGATTTGCAGACAAGTACGGATATACTTTAGAGTTAATTGGCTTTGGTTACACAAAAAAAGAAATGGATGAAGTTTTAGAAGATTTAAATAATCTCGGGACTAATCCGTTTAACTATGTAAACCGCTATAACTCTGTAGCAGATTTGGTAGCAGAACTGCCGTACCGTCCAGAACTCAAAGGGGTTGTGGATATACCCTCTAGGGGTCTAAGGTATGGCGGTAAGTATCTAGAGATGGGGAGATTGTAGTGGCAGCAGATAACGAAGTTAGATTACTTTCTCGCGCCATACGAACTCGAGACATTACCCCGTTGTTAGAAGCAGGGGTCAATGATGATTGGTTTTTTGTAGATGAGAATCGTCAAGTATGGAGATTCTTACGTCAACACTGGACTAAGTATCAAGAGGTTCCCACATCTGTAACCGTTGTAGATAATTTTCCAACTTACCGGCTTTTAGCTGTAGACGATACTTTAGAGTATTTAGTTGATCAGTTAGTTGAGTACCGCAAACGTCAACATGCAATAACAGTTATCCAAGATGCTTCAGAAGCTATTGCTAGCGGAGATCACAACGTTGCTATATCTGTTTTAAGCCAGGGTGTAGCAAAGCTAATTGACGAAGGTGCTAGAGAATCTAACGATATAGATTTAACTAACGAAGCTACTAAACGTTTTGAAGAGTACACGCACATTAAAACCAGACCTAACGGATTAATAGGTTTTGCTACTGGGTTTAAAACTATTGACGAAGCAACTGCCGGCTTACAGCCTGGGCAGCTTATAACTATTATTGCTCCCCCTAAAACAGGTAAATCAGTTTTAGCAATGCAGATGGCTGTAAACGTTCATAGAGACGGTTTTGTTCCAATGTTCCAATCGTTTGAGATGACTAACTTAGAGCAACAACAACGGCACGATTCAATGCGGTCACGTATTGCTCATTCTCGTCTTATACGCGGGGCGTTAACTCCCGCGGAAGAAGCACGGTATATGGATGAACTTAAGGCTATGGAGTCGATGCATAGATTTTACTTAACAGATTCTGTGTCCGCTATGACTGTTACAGGGCTAGCAGCAAAGATTGACAAGATCCGACCTGATATTGCATTTGTAGATGGAGTCTATTTGATGACGGATGAAGTGACGGGGGAATCTAACAGTCCTCAAGCACTCACTAACATAACTAGAAACTTGAAGCACTTAGCAATGGCTAAAAAGATTCCTATTGTTATATCTACTCAAGTTTTGTTGTGGAAGATGAAGAAGCGTCAAGTATCAGCTGATGCTATTGGTTACTCATCTTCTTTCTATCAAGACTCTGATGTAATCCTTGGGTTACAGAAACAAGATGAAGAGGACGATACTTCCCGCGAACTACGTATCGTTGCAAGCCGTAACTGCGGACCGGCTACAAGTGATCTGCTATGGGACTGGGAAGCGGGGAAATTCGAAGAATATGGATCTTTATTCGGAATCAGCACCATTTAATGGAAAACAGGCTTGTCTTTCTGTTGACCCAGAAATCTTTTTTCCAGAAGATTATGAAAATAGGGAAGCGGTGTTTGCAGCAAAAACGATTTGTAAAAAATGCCCCTTAACTACTGATTGTTTAATCTACGCCGTAAAAGATTCTAAACTTGACGGGATTTGGGGAGCTACCACACCGGCAGAACGTAAAAATTTAAGGAGAAGAAAAGTGGTTTTAAATTAATGTTTGATTTAAGAGATAAAGACTCTCCTCTTCACGTATGCGTGTGCGGCTCAATGCTTTGGTATGTTAAGTGCATGTTTGAAGATTATGAGATCTCTACTTACATGCTAGATATGGAGTGTTTTTCCTGTGGTTCCGTTGCAACAGCGCCCACACTTATAGATATGCCAGACAACTACGTAAAAATGGAGGATAGACGTGAAGAAAGAGAAGATGAAGAAGATTACGGAGACTGATTTACGTGCTCGGGGTTACTTAACGGTAGATGAGTTCGTGGATAAATTTTCTGAGAGTTTGCGAGGCTATATGCACTCTAATTGGCCTACTACAGCCGATGAACTGCATCACCCGGAGGATTTAGCATCTAATGCTATTACCTACACCGAAATTATGTACCGAGTGATTGTGGATTTTTCATAAATGTATCGTAATGGGGATGTTCAGCAAGCCTTGCTGCGTCTTGGGGTTTTAACAGAACCGCGTAACCAAGAGCTCAAAGGTTACTGCCCCATGCACTTAGAACGTGTTGGTCGAGAAGACCATAACCCTTCTTGGTCAATGAATTCTGTTACTGGCGTTCACCATTGTTTTTCTTGTGGGTACAAAGGCACGTTAATAACTTTGGTCGCAGAAGTCCAAGAGATGAAGACTTCTTGGGGCCGTCTTGATTTAGACGCAGCTAAAGATTGGCTTCGTGCAAATGTTGAGGTTGATTTTGAGCAGTTAAGCAAACAGTTAGAAGAGATGCGGGAATCTTACGTGTCTCTACCTAAGCCTGTAGAGATGAGCGAGGCTCGTTTAGCAGTATTTGATACCCCACCTGACTGGGCATTACAAGCACGTCAGTTAACTTCGCATGCCTGCGATTTATATGACGTCAAGTGGGATCGTCGTCAAGAGGCTTGGATTACCCCTATTAGGAATGCAGAAACTGGAAATCTTATGGGGTGGCAAGAAAAAGGTCAGAGCAACAGGACTTTTAGAAACCGTCCCACTGGAGTTAAAAAATCTACTACCCTGTTTGGTTTGGATGTGTGGACCAGCAATACTATGGTCATAGTTGAGTCTCCTTTAGATGTTGTAAAACTTAGCTCTATGAAGTTGAGTCAAGGCGTATCAACTTTTGGGGCAAGTGTCAGCGTCGAACAAGTTGGATTATTTCGTAAGGCTGAAAAGTTGATTTTTGCTTTTGATAACCCTAGTATTGATAGTGCGGGAGAAAAAGCGTCTAAAGAGATGTTTGCTCTTAGTAAAGAGTTAGGTTTTGAATGCTGGTTTTTT